CCAAATAACCTGGAGACATCAAGAGAAGCTATTATGTCAAAAATATTAATAATCGATGATGAACCTATTGTACTCAAAAGTTGCGAGAGAATCTTTAAAAATGAGGACATAGAGATTGATACTGCCGTGTCCGGAGAAGAAGGGATTGAAAAGATTGATGCAGGCCGGTTCGATATTGTAATTACAGATCTGATGATGCCGGGAATCGGCGGGATGGAAGTTGTAAAACATATTAATTTATAAATATATTCCTACCCTTAATAATTTCAATAACTTAGCCAAAGCGCAACCCCTTCAGGTTGCGCTTTTTTTACCCTATTTCGCACCCGTTATGCAACCATTTTTCCACGTTTTACCGCCTCTGTGTTTGCAGTGATAATAACACATAATTTATTTTCCTTTTTTTTTACTCTTTTGCCAATTTTTTACTTGACTTTTTCAAAAAGATGCTATACACTGTATTTACTAAGCAAGTTAAAAATATTTCAGGCAGGTATTGACAATATATTAAAAATGTTTATCTTTTATAGCAACACATACAAGGAGGTTTTACAAATGAAAACAACTCAAAGAAATTTTAGGTTCCCTGATGAGGTTTACGAAGAACTCCAGGCCACAGCCGAAAAAAACAATTGCTCAATTACAGATTTAATTGTGGAGGGCGCAAAAAAAGAAATAGTGTGGCGCAAGATTAGAGATGAACTGAATCAACCTCAAACATTAGTATTCAATGAGGAAAAAGGATATTATGAGGCCGAGCCTGAATACAGGGAAAAATTCCTCAAAATATTAGAAACCAATTTAGCTATTTTATAGATATATACAATCTGTTCTATAATGGCGGGTCACGTTCGCTTGGAATGGCGCATGCTTAATTAGTTATGAGTGATCCTCAATAGGTGCCATGTAGAATCATTACCATTAATGATTTTTGCATGGCTTTTTTTATGCCTATTGGAGGAAATCATGGAACAATGGCTCAAACCCGCACAAGGCGCCAAATATTGCAGCGTTAGTCTGAAAACCTTCCGATCTTGGCTACAGGATGGCCTCAAACATAGCCGTTTGAAAAGCGGCCACATCTTAATCAAAATATCCAATATAGACGAATACTTACAGCGTTTTGAAATAACTGAATCCGCTGTAGACCGTTTCATCTCTGACATTTTGGAGGGCTTTTAATGCATAAACCTATCCAAAAATGGACACCCAAGACACTAGAGTTTCATTCAGCGGGACGTGGCCGACCTAAAAAATATTTATCTGAACGACGTCAAAAAATTGAAGATTTGCTAATCAAAACGATTTTGGAAATCAGGCGGGATATTGATTTCACACCTGGGAGCCGTGGATGGTGTTATCTCCTGGAACAGCACGGGCTTCAAAAGGGTGATTTTGACGTATGCCAGAAGATAATCACAGATGCAAGAAAAGATGGAAGATTGCCTTTGAATATATGTTCAGATGACAGCTCACGGCAGTTCCATAATTTAGAGAGGCTTGACACGACCAGTGTTGAAGACGAAGCCACTAGCTGGATTCGATGGATTATTGATGAGTGTTGGAAGAGTTACAACCCGGTCTCATTCTGGCGAAATCAAAAATTCTATGTGGAGGTCATTGTTGAAAAAATTGATTTATTACAACTCTTTAAAGCAACTTGTGCAAAATTCCATGTGCCGCTTGCAAGTTCAAAAGGCTGGCCCGATCTTTCACTACGTGCGGGAATGATGTCCAGATTTAAAAAATGGGAAGCCAAAGGCAAGCAGTGCGTTTTGCTACTCTGTGGTGATTTTGACCCAGCCGGTTTACTAATAAGCCAAAATTACAGAAACATGCTGAATGAAATAGCAAGTGCTATGAGCTGGAGTCCTGAACATCTAATCATAGAAAGATTTGGTCTAAATGCTGATTTGATCGCACTAGCAGGTCTATCATGGATTGACAATTTGCAAACATCTTCAGGCGGTGACTTAACTAATCCAAGACACCCAGACAGCAAAAAGCCCTATGTTGTTGAATATATAAAAAAATATGGTGTCAGGAAATGTGAGGCAAACGCTTTGGTTACACGACCTGATATAGCTAAAAATTTAATTGAATGTACATTAAATAAATACGTAGATGAAAATTCCATGCACGAATATCAGCAAAAAATAAAAGCGGTGCAAGGTGAACTCCAAAGTGAAATATGCAGATTTGTTAATATATTTTAATCAGTTACATGCGGGGTCAATGCCATCACCCCGCATTAGTTCCGGGCCGTGCTGATCTGGACAGATTAGTAGAACGGTGACCTCCAACACCAAGGCCCGGAACACCCATTTTTAAAAAGAGAGAAATATTATGAACCTAAGAGATGAAGTTTTAAAGAAAATTGACTATCAAAAGTTTTACTCAAGTCATTTAGACGATTTAGGGGAGCCTAACGACCAGGGCGAGTGTCAGGCAAGATGTCCGTTCCATCTAGATAATAGTCCCTCCCTCAGTGTCAACACAAAGACCGGTCTGTTCCATTGCTTTGGGTGTGATGCAAAAGGCGATATTTTCAGCTTTTACCAGAAAAAGAACAAAATTGATTTCCGAACAGCCGTTGAATCTCTGGCTAAAGATTTAGGCATCAATGGCAATGGAAAAGGACTGGGCGAACTTCTTAAAACTTATGATTATAAAAATCCAGATGGAAAACTACTCTTCCAGATGTGCCGATTTGAGAACAAAGAGTTCAGACAAAGACAGCCGGGCGGACACGATGGCTGGATATGGCACATTAAGGGCTTAGAACCGGTGCCGTATAACCTGCCTGAAATCCTAAAAGCAGATACCATTTATGTCTGTGAAGGTGAAAAGGACGCAGACACTTTAACTGATTTAGGTCTGTGTGCTACTACTAACAGCAATGGGGCCGGGAACTGGAGAAAGGAACTGAATCAATATTTTGAGGGAAAAAACATAGTCATTTTACCGGATAATGACCAAGCTGGAAAAAATCATGCTGAAGACGTGGCACGAAATTTGGCGAATTATGCAAAGACAATTAAAATTGTGAATCTGCCAGACCTGCCACCAAAAGGCGATGCATCAGATTTTATAGAAAAAGGGAGCACTACTAACCGCCAAAAGATGAGGTTACTCTTGAATGTTAAAAACACCCCACTCTGGGAACCATCGGCAATATTAGAACCTGAACCGGTGGGTTTATCCTGCTTAGAGGCAAATGACCTGCTCAGAATGGAGTATCCAGCAATTCAGGAGGTCATCGGACGTGGTATCCTGCCTGAAGGATGCGGATTATTGCTTGCCGGTGAAGCCAAGACCGGTAAAAGTTTGTTATCACTAGAATGGGCCATACATTTAGCATTAGGCACACCCATGTTTGATGGTTTAATTCCCATACCGAAAAAGAGGCGGGTGGTGTTCTTCCAGGTAGAAAACCCGGAACGACAAATCCAGTTCAGGTTATCAAAGATGCTGGAAGGTTTAAGTGTTAGTAACCTGCCTGATTCTATCTATTTTGCTGATAGAAAGTTCAGATATAACTTATTAGACCCTGAATGCATAAAGGAAATGGTTCAAGTCATCGGCAGATGCGGGGCTGATATTTTTATAATTGACCCCTTATCAAGTTTTCACCTGGTAAATGAGAATGACAATGTGCTGATGCGAAACGTACTGGACATGATCACATCTATATCAGTTCAGACCGGTGCCGCTTCCATCGTTATTCACCATTTCGGTAAACCCAACAAAGATCAAACGGAGAAAGACAGAACCAGAGGCGCTTCCAGTATTCAAGGGTGGTACGATGGGCATTGTACACTGGTCAACAAAAAGCATGAAAACAAGGTTTTACGGACTGTCACCTTTGCACCACTAAGGCACGGTAAAGAACTAAAACCAATTTTAATAGAAAGAGATGATAATTTTTTATCTCATGTCACGGAGGCAGATTCCATGATCACACCTAAAGATGTGCAGAGTATCATTGAACAAAATTTCGATGGTACGGCCGACACAAAAGTAAAATTAATACAAGCATTGATTACAGCGTTTGACTGTTCGCAGAGCACGGCGATCAGGGCAATCACTAATTCAATTGAGATGGGGAATGTAATCAAATTTCCCGGCAAAGGTAAGAGTGTAATTTATAAGTCTACTGTTTAAATTTATAAATCTATACATTCATTCACGAAAAACACGTGAACGTTCAAGGGGTCATGACTGTATAATTTATATAATAATTTCAGTAATTTATGTTGTTTGTTGTTTCGTGAACGTTCAAGGGGTCATGAACGTTTGCAACTAATTGAATTTACTACTAATTCTATACGTTCATGGCCCTCTATATATACATATTGAATGAATGTATAGAATTATCAAACCAAACTTTAGGAGAATTTAATATGAACAACCACTGGAGTAATAAAATTTCGTTGCATGATGTCCTAGCTGTGGCAAATTTAACCGGCTATAAAACCACACCTGATGTCCACACTAAGGCGGATTTAATCTTGGCCGTGGCGTGTGACCTGATAAAACATCCACGTTCAACATTAGGAACTGGAGCTGATCGTATCAGTCACTTTTTGCGTGCCGTGAGAGCTGGGTGTGGCCGGTCATGATGGACATGTACAGAATATTGTACAACTTACAGAAGGTATACCATATTTTGTGTATTAAAACGGGACATGTACAAGATATTGTGTATTGTTATGTGAATGTGTGCGTGGCATTGTGTTATATCGTAATAGGGACATGTACAGGTTAACTGTACATGTTAACTGTACATGTTAAAGAAGGTATACCATATTTTGTGTATCATAACGGGACGTGTACAGGATAACTGTACAGGTTAACTGTACATGTTAAAGAAGGTATACCATATTTTGTGTATCATAACGGGACGTGTACAGGATAACTGTACACCTTAAAGAATCTGACTCGGCGCTTGTCTTGTCGGGGATAGCTTCATGAATATTGGGTATTATTTTCCTATTTTATGCTATTTAATGTTCAAATATAACAAAAAAGGTTAATTATGTCAATAGAAAATCCAAAAATTGATGGAAGGACACGGACAGCCCGGACTATAGGCTATATAAAAGAATGGCTTAATATTGCACCCATCCCGACCGGTAAAAAACTTTTAGCTGATTATATTGCACGTAACACGGCGATTGAACAGGCTATTTTCTCCCAGGCGGTTAAAGACGGTTTGCTGGATAATACCGGAAAGCTGAATAAACAGATAGAAAAACACCTGCTTAGGTTTCAGACGGCTTCAAAAACAGCACTGGTCGAATTGATGAAGCTGGAAAATAGGGATACCCAGGGAGCAAATGAGGCGAAAGAGGATATCTTTAATGATGTTTTTGATGAGTAATGCTTTACAGTAAAGTACAACCTTTGAAGTTAACTAAATGTTTTTATTATCTTTTATTGGTTGTGTCTTGGCCGTGGTTGCGGATTAGTTGCGGATTCAGCCTCAAAAGCCCTGTTTTAGAGGTGCCGACCTGCAAAAATATTTTTGTGAAAATGTGGGTGTATAACCACGTTCCCAAATTGTAAAAAATAAAAAATAACCGGAAATCATTAACCGGACAACATAACATTACTAACCATTTAACACTTAGGAGGTTTTACAATGTGGCAAACAACAAATATTAGACACCCGGAATACAAAGGCGAATTAGGCGAACTCGAACTCACAAAACTTAACAACAATGGGGTATTCACGAAAACCAGGATTGTGTTACCGCTCAGAATTCCTGGTGATACAGAGTATGTTCAATACAGCAATCGGGAGTTATCCACTCTGCTCTTTGATTTGGCCTATGCTTTGGAACCGGAAGTTGTTGACGACTACCTGGAGAATGACATGGCAGAACCGACAATTATATCTAATTAACAGAGCAAAATCGAGGGTATAGCTGAGTATGCCTTCAATGCTAAACGTCGATTGTGGGGCCTCTCAGGGCCTCACAAGCGGTATTAAAACGTAAAAAACTGATCACTATTGAACCTCCTGAAGGTCTGTGAACGTGTGGAGGCTAAATAGTGGAAAAATTCAAACAAACAACCAGTGACCGTGTAGCGAAATGGCAATCTAACACTCCTGAAGCCTTCCTGCAATGGGTACAGGACATCAAACCCCGTGTATTACAGAACAACCGGTATGAGGTCTTCCAGCCGACCGAAAGACAGTCACATTTAATTGATCAAATTCTTAAACCGGCTTCTGAACCATCTATTGACACATTAACCTCTGAACCGGTTAACCTGCCAGTTAAACGCTCCCATAACGCACGTAAAGCCAGGCCGAGCAGGAAGGGTAAAACCCCGGAACCGTCCACAGACCAAATTAAGAGGCAATCCAGCTTCCAACATAATCTATCCTTATTGATTGAACCCCGGCGACACGGCAAGTCAACATTATTTGCTTTGATATGTCTGTGGCTGTTCACAAGCAGGAAAAATACAACTTTACAGGTTTTAGGAAATACAGAAAGCCACACCCGACGTGTCCAGTTCAACACCCTGAAGAAGATCATAAACAACACGCCTTCCTTGTCAAAACTGATACCTGAAAAGAATCAATTTGTTTTTGAAATATTTTTCCCGGCGATGGGGAATGTCCTTCAGATGTCCCCCGGTAACAATCCCTCAACCAGCTTTGGTGACCGGTTAGACGTGTTGTGGGTGTCAGATTTACATGCCTGTGCTGATTTACAGCCCTTCAATGCGATGCAAGCCTCTTTGCTGGATTCTCAAGATTCCTTATGTTTGATTGATAGTAATGTGGATTCTAAGGGAGGGCCGGTTCATGGAATTCAACTGGAAGCTGAAAACGATGATACTATTTTTTGTCATCATACACAATACACTGATTTTGATGATTTTGCAGAACATGCACCTGTCTGGATTGATCGGAAAAAAGCAAAACGATTGCAGAAAACCGTTTTGGAACCTGATTTTCTCAGGGATATTTTAGGTCAGAGATCGGATGCCGTTAACGCTTTGTTTTCAGGTTCAGTAATAGATGGCTGTAAGAGTTCTTTTAAATGGCCTGTAGAAAACCTTCAGGCATTAGTCCAGGGCAGAGCATATAAAATCGGATGTGGCTTAGACCGTTCAAAATCTTTGCTGGGTAGTGCTCTTGGCGGTGACAATTCAATAATTACAGTTGTGGCAAAAGTAGCCAGTCCAAAAAATGAGGAACCTGAAATTTTTATTATCGACCAAATTAATGCAATCCCAAACACTGCTAATAATATCAAAAAGATCATTCTCAATGCCCACAAAAAATATAAAATTGATAACTTAACGCTGGAAGATTATGAAACTATGGATCTTGTCCCATATTTTGAGAGCCAGCGGATTCCATGCGAAGTTGTTTCACCTCATAGCACAAAACAAAATCAAGTTTTTCCCGAATTATCAAGAATTTCCCGTGAGAATAGATTGTTTTTTCCTGAAGATGCCTCTGCCTTAGCAGAAGAGATGTCAACGTTCAGTTATCGAAGAGCACCTAGAGGTGAGGGGTTCAGTTTCGGACATAGCACAAAAAAACAACATGATGATCGGATTTACTCCCTGGCATGGGCTATTTATTCACTAAGAAGCCAGATAATGAATCTTTACAGCCTAAATTCTGTCAACTGCACCAGCAAACGACCCAACAAACATCTATGCTTTTTGATGGGCGGGAATCAGGAATTGTTCTGTTCCGAACAATGCGAAGCCTGCCAAATGGTTAAAGAAATGTACATTCAATTTCTCCGATATCAGTTTGATTCAGATGTCACCTTACCGGAATTTTTCAAAACTTACGTGAAATTGACCGGAACCAGGGTTTACCAGGCTATTTAATCATGTTGGATTCATTAACTGACAAAAAAAATGAAGGAAATCAAAGAATTTCCTTGACAAACGCAGAAAACAGCAGTATACTAGAGATAAGATGTTTTAATTGTAATAGACTGCTCTGTACGGGGCATATTCAGGAAGGATTGATAATAATCAAATGCGGGAAGTGCGGAAAACTTATTACAATAGGGGCACAAAATACAACCAGCGCAACCAGCAATAAGACAACTACTAGTAAGATAAAAATTTAATATAAAAATCAGAGCCCACACAAGAGGCCATTTTGACGGATAAAACCGTTGAGGTGGCCTTTTTTTATGCCACACGAAGGAAAAATATAATGCTCTGGAACAGTACAGCAAAAACAGTAGTTCAGCAAATGTTACAGGAAGCTCAATATAAGGCGACTGTTGAGCGGAAGAAAAATGCTCTCAAGGCACTGAATTATTACCATGATCAGCAAATCCCCTATATTGAAGAATTTCTGGAAGCGCACACAGACCCCACCATCTACAAACCGGTCTTTTTCAATGTGGTTAAAAAAATCATTAATCAATTAAGCATGGTTTACCTTGCTGATGCTAAACGTGAAATTGACGGAACAGATAGGGATAAAGAAATAAATCTACATATAATTAATTCAACAAACTTGAATTTGAAGATGAAAACTGCCAGCCGATATACTCAGTTATTAAAGACTATTTTGCTTAGGCCGGTCTGGAGAAAAGGGGATATAGACCTGGATATTCTGACACCCGATCTTGTGGACGTGGTTATTGGTGATACACCCGAAGACATCAAACAAGTTATAGTTACCCACTACCCACAGAGCGGAAAAGCGGAAGAAATTACTTACAGCTTATGGAATGCAGACCAGTTTCAGAGGCTTGACTATATAGGCAATGCCATTGAAACAGAAGATAATCCATATCATATTATCCCTTTTTTACCTCTATGGGCTAGTTACCCGGCTTTGGGTAGTTTTTGGGCCAGTGGCGGTGATGATCTGCTATCAGTTCAGGAGGCAATTTTTATGAAATTAACCGATCTGATGCTGGTTTTAGAATATCAGGGATTCGGGATTCCAGTTGCAAAAGGTCTGTCTGATAGTGGACGGCTTCAAATAGGGCCGAATTCAGCTATTGAAATTGAAAATCCAGAGGGAAGTTTCAGCTTTGAAAAGTCTAATGCACCCATCGCTCAAATCCTTAGCAGTATTGAATTCTTAGCTAAAAATTTAGCTATCAGTAATGGTCTATCAGCCGAAAGTATGAGTGTTAAACCTACACAAACCAGTGGCCTATCAAGAATTGCAGGAAATAGGGAGCTGGAAGAACTTAGACGTGATCAAATCTCTTTATTTGGACGGTATGAAAGACAGTTGTTTGACATGCTCCGTGTAGTCTGGAACACACACAACCCAAATAAAAAAATTAGTGATACAGCAAGACTGAAAATTGACTTTTTCGACCCAAAGCCGGTGATGAGTCCAGACAAGCAAGTTGAATCATGGGAAAAAGAGCTTGAGATGGGAACAATATCCCGGACTGATATTTTGCAGTTAAAGAACCCTGATCTTTCCAGAGAGGATGCAGAAGCGAAATTAGCTGAAATATTAGCAGAAAATAAACAATTTAACAATCCGTCCACTGAGACGTTAAAGCAGAAGGAGTAACAAATGGAACATGAAAAAAACGTAAACGTCGGCGATACAGACGAAAATCAGAATTTAGACCAGACCAACAAACCAGGTGACACTCCTGTAAAAAGTGATGAAAATATGATTCCGAAGGCCCGATTTGACCAGCTAAATGAACAGAAAAAAGCCGCCCTTTCCGAATTGAAGGAGGTAGCTGATTTACTGACTGAAGATGTTCCAGAAGATTACAGGGATTTAGTGCCGGACTTGGGGCCAGCACAAAAAATCGCCTGGATTCGGAACGCTATCAAAAAAGGGATTTTTGATAAGCAAGTGAACAATGGTCTGGACACAAGACAACCAATAGGAAAACCAGCCGTTAATTATGCTGACATGGACGTTCAGCAAAAACTAAGAGCTGGATATAAAACTTAAACATTTTTCAATAATCAAGGGATTTGGGAGCCTCCAGAAGGCCGGTATTTCGCCTATGATTTAGAGGTAAAATATTATGGCCTTAACACTATTGGAAGCCGCAAAATTAAGAAACAACCCACTCCAACTGGGTGTGATTGAAACATTTGCCAGGGAGTCAGTTATCCTTGAAATGCTCCCCTTTCTTGAGACTAAATCAGACAGTTATTCATTTAACCGTGAAGCAACACTCGGACGTGCTGATTTCCGTGCACTGAATGAGGAATACACAGAAGACGTCGGCAAACTGGATAAGGTCACTGAAACACTCACTATCCTAGGCGGGTTCAGTGACGTTGACCGGGTACTGGTCAAGACCAGTGCTGACAGTATAAACGATGTCAGAGCCATTTATGACACTATGAAGGCAAAAGCCATTGCCCTTAAATATACAAAGACCTTCGTCAAGGGTGACTGTGAGTCCAGCCCGAAAGAGTTTGACGGTTTGCAGGTTCGTTGCGGTTCCGGTGACCAGTTAATAGCCGCTGGTTCTACCGGTGGCGGTGATGCTCTATCACTGGCAATCCTTGACCAGGCAATAGATGCCGTGGACGGAAGCCCGGACGTGATATTAATGAATAAGACTATGGCCCGGCGTATGAGTGTTGGCGCCAGAGCTTCAGCCGTGGCCGGCGACGTTCAGTATACTATTGATCAGTTCGGTAAGAGAGTCACAACATATAATGGAATCAGGATAGGTGTTGTTGATACCGATGAATCTAACGAACTTATCCTTCCCTTTACTGAAGCATGTCCAGGTGGTGGTGCCGCTACAGGAACATCAATTTACATTGTTAAATTCGGCTTAGGCACACATGTCTGTGGTCTGGAATGTGGGCCGATCACAGTTGAAGATCTAGGTATACAAAATAATGTCTGTTACAGAACGCTTCAGGAATGGATTTGTGGAATGGCATGCTTTCACCCACGAAGTGTTGCAAGGTTGTACGGCATTTCTGATGCCGCTATAACAGCATAAAATTAGTTGTTGGCATGGGGCCACTTGGTCTGGTCTGGCAAACAGTAATTGAGGTTTCTCTCCTTTCCCTCATTTAAGATTATTGTTTGTGACCCCTCTCCGAAAAAGACCGGACTATAAAACCTCTCATTTTTGCCATGGTGTGAGGTTCCCTCCGATGGGAAGGCAGTTTTTATGACTGTCTTCCCTCATTATTCATATCATTATACGGGGCACATATAATGCATGATGAGACGCAACCATACCGGGATTTCCGGTGTCCTCACTATTTTGACTGTCTGACAAAGGCCGCCAAGAGAAACACAAAATTAATTTGTGCTGGATGCCGTAAAAAAATAAAAGCAAAAGTTGAGCTGAAACCTTCAGATATCTATGATGACATAGTGCGAGATGATGCTCTTAGCTGTCTGAAATTGCTTATTGCTGTATTTTGGCCTGAACTTGACAGCTACAGGCATAGGGGAACCCATCAATACACGAGAGAAAAAGAACAATTCGGTTCTATTGCTGATATAAGATGGATGGGCTAAAAAAGGCGTGATAATTAAACATCACGCCTTTTTTATCGTATAGGCTTCATTTTTAGACATGGCTTTCACCATCAAGAAAATATTTTTTTTAAAAAAACTTCAAAAAAAACTTGACTATTATTTACATAAATACTAAAATGAGTTTAACCATAAATGATAAAAAGGAGGTTTTAAACAAATGAAGGCAATGACATTTCACATGGAAGATGACATGCATGCACGTTTAAAAACGGCTGTAGCATTCAGGAAGACAACAGTCAGAAGAGCTTTAAATGAGATGGTTGAGGGGTACGTTATTCAGGCAGAAAAAATGATGAAATTAAAACTTGAACCAATCAAGAAAAAGAAAGGAGAGTAAGTTATGGCAGTAAAAGTCAGAGAGAAAGTTAAAGGTTCCGGTGTGTGGTGGGTTTTTGTTGATCATAGAGGCAAACGTAAAGCTAAAAAGATCGGCACTGACAAGAAATTTGCTATTGATATTGCTAAAAAAATTGAGGCAAAATTGACCCTGGGTGATCTAAACATCAATGAATTTAACAAGAAATGCCCGACGTTAAAAGAGTATGCCAGGAAGTGGTTAGCAATGCCTCATAAGCGAAGGGAAGGAACACAAGCCAATTATACCCTATCACTGGAAAAGCATGTTTTACCAGTAATAGGTGATAAAGAATTGAAGGATATCAAGCAGAAAGACCTGAAAGAATTCTTTAATAATCTGCAAATTAAAGGCATGGCAACCAATAATTTTAAAAATATCAAAGCACCTCTGAATCAAATCTTTAAAGAGGCTGTTACAGATGAAATCATACAACAGAACCCATTAACAGGCATGACCTTCAGCAACAAACGAAATATAAAGATACAACCATTGACAGAAGAACAAGCTATCATCTTATTAGATCAAATAAGAGAGTATGATATTACTTTATATCCACATTTTTTGACCCTGCTTAGTACGGGAGTCAGAATTGGTGAATTGTGCGGTTTAAAATGGGGGGATATAGATTTTGATAATCGTTTTCTGACAGTGGAAAGACAAGTTAGCCGTGGTCAAATAAACCCCACTAAAAATGGTAAAAGCCGAAAAATAGACATGCCAACACATTTAGTTGAAACATTAAAGGTATTAAAAACTGAAAGGAAAAAAGATTCTTTAAAAAATGGGAGGCCTTTCTGTGACTGGGTGTTTACGTTTAATGGACGTGACCCGATAACAACCCGAATGATAAAAATTGCTTTAGATACCTGTCTGGAAAAGGCAGAACTACCACACATGAGAGTTCATGATTTGAGGCATTCATACGCAACTATCAGAATAGTAAAGGGTGACAATATTGCTGATGTATCATATCAGATGGGCCACAGTTCAATTAATATTACAATAGACACATATACAACCTGGATTCCGGGTAAATTTAAAGACCAGGTTAATAATTTGTTTTCGCAACCAGCCGCAACTAAAACGCAACCAGACAAAATAGCTGAAGTTAATATTTAATGATATTAATAGGTTATGGATTGTGGTTATAATTCATATTAAAGCCAGACACAGCGATATAATTACTATAATCTTTACGGGATACGCAACAGTAGAGACAGCCAGGGAGGCCTTGAAGCTGGGAGTTTTTGATTATATTCCAAAACCTTTCACTCCTTCTGAACTGCGAGATGTCGTGCATAATGCAATTAAAGCCGGAGAGACCAAGTCCACTGCAAAGATGCTGGACCTCATGGCAATCGTTTCTCATGAACTCAAGAGTCCGGTTTCTTCAGTTCATACTACTGCGGAAACATTGTACAGAGGCTATTTTGGGAAGCTGGATCCGCAACAGCAGAAAATCATTGAGTCAATTATTAGAAACTGCCAGTATCTCGAAGATATTATTAGAAGCTATATTGATCTTTCAAAGATGGAGATTGATGATATAGATTCATTTATTAAGGAGATAGATTTAGTTGGAGACGTTATTCAACCGATTCTGGATATACCTGAATACACAAATAATCTTAAACGTATGCGCCTGAAGACTTATTTTGAAGTTAACCCCATGATTCATGGAGACCCGAATCTGCTCAAGATCGTTGTAACAAATTTCATAAATAATGCCATAAAATACGGCGAACCTGAGACCGATATCAGGATAAGTCTTATTCAAAATTCTGAAGGCATAACAGTCTCGGTTAAAAACCAGGGCGTAGGGCTTTCAGAAGATGATATTAAAGGCAGGCTTTTCAGGAAATTTTCCAGGCTCAGGCAGAAAGGCACTGAGGGGATAAAAGGCTCGGGCCTGGGGCTGTATATATCTAAAAAAATCGTTGAAAAACACGGCGGAAGAATATGGGCGGAATCGGACAATTCATCCTGGAGTCAGTTCTCATTCTTTCTGCCTCTCAAAAGTTCTAAGGTAAAACATTAA